GCGAAATGGAAGAGTCAAGAGGGGCCGCACGTTTTCGTTGACCGCAGCATTCACCAACTCGTTGTTGAGGTAAACATCCCAGTATCGCGTATAAGACGGCAGTGACCGCCCAGACAAAACGCTGCGAGCCAGATCGCTGACGGAACTTTGGTCGATATTCCGGCGCGGAGTGCGCTTCCAGAATTGGAGCCTCATGTCTCTCTCCAGTACATTTTACCCTCCGCCCGAAACCCATCATAGTAAATCTGGGTAGGCATGAGGCGGAGTTTCTGGTTCTCCACAAAAGCATAGGTGAAAGCTTGCTGCCAGTCGGGGTCAGCCACATACTCAGGGTTCAACCGGCACAAGCATCCGTTCTCGATGTAGGTGTGCCCTCCGGAGGCGTTCCTGCGGGCGTAAATCCCAAACCTGTGGGTGTGGCCGCACAGACCGCTGGAGCCCCGGCGCTCAAACATAGCCATAGCCGTCGCGCCGGCCTTCCCCCGGACGATTTCGCCGTGCTCAATCAAGAAGCCCAGATAGTCAATCTGAGAGCCGTAGTCCAGAATGCGCCAGCGTTCGCCGCAGCGCAAGAGATCGCCCAGGCTCAAGTTCCGGAGGCTGGAGA